TATTAGGGGCGTAGCAATGCGCCCCTTTTTTAAATAATCAAATTAAATTAAATCAAATGAAAAAAGAAAATAGTACCCCAGAAGTAGTTGAGAAAACTGATATTAAACCAGTTGCTCAACCCAAACCAAAAAAACAATCACCTAAATTTGTTGACAAATCTTATAAGCTTAAAAGAGAGGTTGCACCTTTATCTTTAATCTTAGCCTCAAGGCATACTAATAGGTTTCCATTATTGCATTTTGATGATGAGACAGGAACTAATAGACCTTTAAGATATGCGAGAAATCAAAACAGTCCGTTTCAAGACGAGCAAGATGATAACGCTATTATAGAGCCAGTAATATTTGAAGATGGATTTTTGTTTGTTCCAAAAAACAATCAAGTACTGCAAAAGTTTTTACACTATCACCCAGGCAATGGAAGGATATTTGTTGAGGTTAACAAAGCTAAAGAAGCTGCTGTTATTGTAGAGGATTTAAACTTAGAAGTAGATGCTCTTATTGAAGCTAGACAGCTTGATGTTGCTCAAGTAGAGAACGTTGCTAGAGTTTTATTTCAACAAGATGTTACTAAAGTAACTACGGCAGAGCTTAGACGTGATATATTAATATTTGCTAAACAAAACCCAGGAGGTTTTATGCAGCTATTGAGTGATCCTATGTTAAAGATGAATGCTACGGTACAGGATTTTTTAGATAAAAGCTTAATACAATTACGAAATAGTAAAAAGGAAGTGTGGTTTAATACACCATCTAATAAAAAGAAAATGTGTAACATACCATTTGGTGAAGACCCAATGTATATTATGACATCTTACTTTCAAAGTGATGATGGATTAGAGGTATTTAAACACTTAAAAGCATTAGCTAAAAATGCGTAACTTTACAACTTGTTTAACCCATTAAAAACTTTTTATAAAATGGAAAAATTTATCAAAATTACAAACGCTCCTATTACTAATTCGTTAATTAGTGTTAACGGAATAAAGTCAATAGGTACTGCAACTGCAAATGCTACAACTGTGGTGATTAAGTATGCAGACGGAACTGCAACTACAGTAACAACGGCAGCACAAGTTGCTCATGATGTTTATACAGCTATACTAAATGCCACTGAAGGTGCTTTAGTTACAAGTTGGACAAACCCTATGTATTCTCTAGCTTTACCTAAAGCTGTAACAAGTATTGTAAATGCTTAACTAGTTTAAGTATTGTACTAAAATAAGAAGAAGCGCCCAAATCAGGGTGCTTTTTTATTTTATGTATCTTTGTGTAAAGATTTTCAAATGATAAATTCAGTAAGAAATACTGTGCTTGCAATTATCAATAAGAATAACTATGGATATATATCTCCTAGTGATTTTAATTTGTTTGCTAAACAAGCACAATTAGATTTGTTTGATGAATATTTTATAAACTATAATCAACAAATTAATGAGGAAAATGCAAGAATTTCAGGAACAGGGTATGCTGATATTACAGTAGGTTATGAAGAGGTAATAGATACTTTTTCTATCACTTCTACTTTAACGCAAAATGCAGGTAATATATATTACCTTCCATCCGCCTCCACTACAGGGACAGATTATTATTTATTAAATACAGTCAATTGTTTTAATGGCGGAGTATATCAGGGAGAAGCTGAAAAGGTAAGTAATAATAAAATTAAATTATTAACTAACTCTATTCTCACAGCGCCCTCTACCTTGTATCCGGCTTACACGCAACAAGGAGATTCTATTACCGTATATCCCTCTTCTTATAATGGAGCAACTGATGTTCAAGGGGTATACATTAGATATCCAAAAGACCCAAAATGGACGTATGTTACTTTGTATAATGGTGAACCTTTATTTGATCAAACACAAAATGATTATCAGGATTTTGAATTACCTCTTGATGACTCTAATAATCTAGTGGCTCGAATTTTACAATACGCTGGTATATCAATAAGAGAAGCTGATGTGTTTCAGTTTGGACAAATAGAAGAGCAACAACAAAATCAAACTAATACTTAATTATGGCTTACTTAAATCAAAAAAAATATTACACTAATGATGGTGTAAATCCTACGGATACTAATTGGGGCTCTTATCAATACGTAAGTTTACAAGACATTATAACCAACTTTGAATTAATGTATGATGGAAATCATTCATTAGTAAACAATGAAAATAGATATAAAATATTATTTCATGCTAAAAGAGCTATTCAAGAATTAAACTATGATGCATTCAAAGAAATTAAAGCTTTAGAATTGACGGTATACGATGACTTGCGTTTTGTTTTACCATCGGATTATGTTAACTGGGTAAAGCTTTATTTGTTTCAAGGAAATACTTTAAGAGAGCTTACTGAAAATATTCAGGTACAATCAGCTGTTTCTTATATACAAACAGCTACTGCTACATTTACTTATGATGCGGGTAACAATGTTAACACAGAAGAATCTGATTTAGATAAAACAAGAAAAAGCGGAGCATTAAATAGTATTTATTTAAATCAAAACAATGAGGCAGACGTAAATGGCAATTGTGTAGATTGTGAAGATGATATATACAATTCTAGGATTGGCGCTAGATATGGATTAAATACAGAAACTGCCAATATAAATCCTACGTTTACAATTGATAAAAAAGCTGGTGTTATAAATTTTGACTCTACTATGGCTAACAGGCAATGTGTTTTACAATATATTTCAGATGGCATGGAAAATGGAAATAATTCAGAAATACAAGTAAACAAGTTATTTGAAGATTATGTTTATGCTTACATTCAATATGCAATTTTAAATAGTAAATTTGGCGTACAAGAGTATATTGTTAATAGAGCTAAAAAAAATAAACAAGCATTGTTAAGAAATGCAAAAATCAGATTGAGTAACATTCACCCAAGCAGATTGCTTATGAATATGAGAGGTGAAGATAAGTGGATAAAATAAAATGGCAAACATCCAAAGAAATTTTATTGCAGGCCGAATGAATAAAAGCCTTGACGAAAGGCTTATACCTAACGGTGAGTATGTAGACGCTTTGAACGTAAGACTAGGTTCAACAGAAGAAACAGAAATTGGTGCAGTAGAAAACTCTAAGGGTAACACTCAGATAACAACACTTCAATATACGGATGGAACTGCGTTAAGTTCTTCAGCTCGATGCATAGGAGCATTTGAAGATGGTGCTAATGAAACTATATATTGGTTTGTTCATGACCCCTCTTTTACTGTAGGAGCTACAGGTAAATTAGATTTAGTTGTATCTTTTAATACTAACACAGGCTCTCTTTTATACCATGTAATTAGTATTGATAACGGAACTAATGTAAACACTACTTTAAATTTTGACCCAAAATTCTTAATAACAGGTGTAAATAAGATTGGAGATTTATTGTTTTTTACAGATAATTTAAATCCTCCAAGAGTAGTAAATATAAATTCTAACTATACCAATCCTGTTGCAAACATAGATCAAATAACTTCAGAGGAATTACTGGTAGTTAAAAAACCTCCTGCTCAGTCTCCTCCTATTGAATTAATTCAAACAGGGGTAGAAGATGCTTTTATGGAGGACAACTTTATTTGTTTTGCATATAGGTATAGATACTCTAATGGAGAATACTCAGCTGTATCTCAGTTTAGCGAACCAGCTTTTATACCTGGCGCTTATGAATTTTCTGCTGATAGTTTTTTAAATGAAGGAATGGAAAATGATTTTAATGGAGCTATTATTACTTATAACTCTGGAAGCTCATTAGTAGTTGGAGTAGATTTATTATTTAAAGAAGCTAACGACCCTACCATTAAGATTATAGAAAGAATTAATAAGCTAAATAATAATCTAGCGGATAACACAGATTACACTTTTACTTTTACAAATAGTAAAATCTTTACAGTATTACCTGAATCGGAAATATTAAGACTTTATGATAATGTTCCTATAAAAGCAAAAGCTCAAACATTAATGGGTAATAGGCTTATTTATGGAAACTATGTAGAAGGATATGATTTAACTGATATATTTAATTCTCCTTTAGAATTAACTTATACCACTGAACTTGAAAACAATTCTATTGGAGAAACATCTTTAACCACATCATTTGCAAGTTTTGGGTACCAAGCTTTTGGTAATTCAGCAACTATTACAAATAATACTTTAGAATTAAGTTTTGCAAATAACACTGATAAATTAAAAAAAGGAGCTGAAATAAATATTGATTTAACTTTTATATTTAACTCTTGGTTTGGGACAAACACTCCAGATGAAAATCAAGGTTCAACTAGTGTTTCTTTTAGTTATATTTTACAACAAGACTTTACGCAATCAGCTACCCCTGTAAACGATTTATTTTCTAGCACTGATTTCCAAGCTAAGTTTGGATTAACTGAAGAGTCTATTCAAACCGTAGCTAATGCTCAGGCAGGAACAGGAGTTACTCTTACAGATAAATTTAATGCAGCAATAGATGGTTTTTTAGGAAGTGCTTCGCCTCAATATAATTTATATCAAACGGGTATATCAAATTCAACGGCTGTACCTCCTGCAAAAGGGGAACCTATTTTAGGCTCAGCTCCTGTTGGAAATAATTTAATAAGACTGCAAATACCCGCAGCTCAATTTTTACAAGATGGTGGAGCTAATTTAATAATTCAATATTTTAATTTAACTTCAGCTACAGCTACAATTCAAGAAAGAGCTAACACAGAAAGTCTGCATAGTAACAGAGGTTATGAAATTGGTATAATATATATGGATGATTTTAATAGATCATCTACCGCATTAGTAAGCCCAAATAACACAGTAAACATACCGTGTTCTGCATCAACAACAAAAAATGAAATAAAAGTAAATATCCCTATTAGTCAAAGAGCTCCAAGTTGGGCAACAAGATATAAGTTTTGTATTAAACCTGATAGAGACACTTATAATACTGTTTATAGTAGTATATTTTTTGAAGACCCTAACTCTAACAATGCTTTTCTGTTATTAGAAGGAGAAAATATTAAGAAGGTTGAAGACGGCGATAGATTAATTGTAAAAAGAGATTCAGCAGGACCTATGCAATCTTGTGTATATGCTACAGTTTTAGAAAAAACAACTCAAGATGCAGCTTTTCTTACGCCAGCCCCAACAAATCCTGTTCCTGGAGGAACATATATGAAAATGAATGCTAGTGATTTTTCTGCTGTTAATGATGCAGATGATGTGGTAAGCATTAAAGTAAATCCAGAAACTGCAGGTAAAGGTGACAGATATCCAGTTCTTGCATATCCTTTTTTTATATCAAGCGGTACTAATTACACTGTTCCAGCGGGAACAAGAGTTGTAATGAGGATTGAACAAACTAGAGAAGGAAGAGGTAGTAAGTGTGAAAGAAGAACAAACTTTTTTGAACAAAGCTTTATAGCTAGCGATACTTACACAGATATGTATCAATGGTTTATACAGTCTAATATTGCTAACTCTATAGAAAATAATTCTATAACAAATCCTTCAACAGGATCAGATGCTGTAGAAAATGTTTTTATTAATACAGTAGAAGCTGGTCAATCAGGTGCTCCTGCTTCAGGAGGAAATTTAACTAAGTCTCAATTGCAAGCTGCAGGTTTAATGGGTAGCACTGCTACTAATCCAACAAAAAAGAATTTTTATAGATTTTACCAAGATTCCGTAACTAGTGATTACTATTTATTGGTAAGTGGTACCAGATGTTGTGGAGGAAGTTCAGCAGCGGATTCGACAGTAAGAGTTTCTTTTACTGTATACAGAAGAGATTCTGTTATAGTTTTTGAAACTGAGCCTCAAGATTCTTTACCTGATGTGTGGTATGAAAATGATTTATCTTTTTCTATAGACAGTGTTGGAAACCACAGCGGTAATGTTACGAATCAAAATATAAACGCTGGTACACCAGGTGTTGTTAATACAGGATTTTTTAATTGTTACGCATTTGGTAATGGTGTTGAAAGTTATAAGATAAGAGATTCTGTTACAGGTAAATCTTTTAACTTAGGAAACAGAGTTTACACTACTTCAAACGTAGATTATAAAGCAGCGCATAGATTTGCAGACTTAACTTATAGTGGTGTATTTAATGACGAAACAAATGTTAATAAACTTAATGAATTTAATTTAGGATTAGCAAACTTTAAACCATTAGAGGAGACGTATGGTGATATTGAAATATTATTTGGAAGAAGAACAGATATTCTTACATTACAAGAAGATAAAATATCATACGTATTAGCTTCTAAAAATTTAATATCTGATTCTACAGGCGGTGGTTTAGTAGCTTCTGTTCCAGAGATATTAGGAAACCAAATAGCTCGTATTGAAAACTATGGTATTAGTAATAATCCAGAAAGTTTTGTAGCCTACGGAGAAAACAAATATTTTACAGACGCTAAAAGAAATGCAGTAATTCAATTAATTGGAAGCTCTGCTCAAAACGAACAGCTTGTAGTAATATCAGAAAGTGGTATGCGAAGTTGGTTTAGAGATTTATTTACAAGTGCATTTACTACACAAAAGTTAGGCGGGTATGACCCGTACATGAACGAATATGTTTTAACATCTAATACTATCTTAAAACCTGAAGTGCTTTTATGTTTAGCGTGTGGAGTAAGCAAAGATATAACTGTTAAAACTGGCCAAGACTTTACATATTGTGTTGATGTAACACAAGAAGTAGGAACAGTTACTGTAAGTTATGTAGTGCCTAATGAAGGGGAGCAAGATATAATATCTGAAACAAGTGTGTTAATGACTGATGAAGCTGGTAACCAATTAATAACTGAAACTTCTGCTGGTTCTCTGGTAAATTATACTATTCAGGTAATATATAATGGTGTAACTTATACATCCGGTGCTGTTTATCAAGACGGATCATTTACATTCCCTAAAAATTCTACCTCTGAACAGCAAGCAACTGTTATTGTAAGCACAGATTCTACGGTAAATGACACTATCCAAATAACAATGAGCTGTCCAGTTGCCA